AGAAGTCGAAGCGATTTTGCAAGCAAACAGTCAAGCGGCCATGGACGCAAGCGGTGGGGACACTCCGGTTGTCTCTGTGCCATCATCTTCAAGCGGCATAGGCACTCTCGATCCCGGCGCTTTCGTAGGAAGCGTAGCCCAGCAAAATGTCTCAATGGATCCGATCATTCAGCAGTTGTTGTTTGGTTTAGGAGATCAGCCGGGCTTTATCCAAGGCGCGATGCAAGCCTCTGAAAATGTCTTTTTCAACCCAGACGGGACGCCCATCGTTTATCAAGCCCCTGTAGCTGGTCTCAGCGCAGGCCAATTGGCGGCGATGGATTTGGCACAACAAAACATTGGCTCTATTCAGCCTTTTTTAAAAGCCGCCCAAAGCGCTTTCGGCTCCGCTGGTTCTCAGCTCAGCAGTGCTTTGGGGCAACAGGTAGACGCGCTTAGGGGCGGATACCAAGACGCATTTGGCTCATTACGCCAAGGCTTGGGCGCGCAAATTGGCACGCAAGAGGATGCTTTAGCGGCAATTCAAGACGCCGCTGATGAGGCGGCGGCAAACAGGGCCTTGGGCCTTGAGTCTCTGCTGAGTGGAGTTGATCGTGCAGATTTACTCGCCACGCAAGCGACGGATCGATTTGGTCGTGACCTGACAGCCTTTCAGGATATCGGCCGCAGAGCGGCAGGTAGATTTGGAGAAGATCTTGGTGCTATAGAGGGGCTTGCTGAGCAGGCGGAGCAGGCTCTAGGCAGAGGGGTGCGCGAGGCCACTGGCACGCTGTCTGGCGCACGAGATCAATTTGGATCAGAGCTAGATCGCGCGCTTGGTATTGAAGGCGCCGCAGTTGGCGACCTTGGTGCCGATCTTGAGCGCGCCTTGGCTGTGGAGTCTGGAGGCGTTGACCGATTTGGCAGGGACTTGACCGGATCTCTGGGACAACGCGCCTCTGCTTTGGCCGCTTTGGCGCCCGGCCTTGATGTAGCCACAAATCAACTTCGGAGTGCAATTGGCGGGCTTGATCGCGGATTGACAGGTTCAGAGCTTACGACGGCAGGCGCCACCGCTGGGCTTGGCGGTCGACTCGGAGAGTCTGAGGCGCGTTTGCGTCAGACTACGGGTGCTTTTGACCCTGCAATGACTCAGGCGTTCTATGACCCGTTCGAGCAATCAGTGGTTCAGCAAACCATCGAAGATGTCTTAGAGGCTGGAGATCAGGCCGATATTGCTCAGCGAGCTAGAGATATACAGACAGGCGGAGAGTCTGCCTTTGGTTCCAGAGCCCGCCTGACAGCCGCAGAGCGCCGTGAGGCGCTAGGCAGGGGCTTGGCAGAAACCCTCGCAGGGATTCGCTCTCAGGGCTTCGGCAGAGCCCAGCAGACGGCTCTTGGCGAATTTGCTCGTCAGCAAGAGGCTCAGCGCGCGGCCGCGAGCGGATTGGCGTCCCTAGCCGGGCAAAGATTTGGCGCAGAAGAGGCGCTTGCAAACAGGCTCGGAAGTGGTGCGACGACTCGCTTTGGTGCGGGTCGTGAACTTTCTCAGCAGTTGGGCCAGCAGGCTCAGCTCGAAAGCGCGGCAGGTGAGCGGATGGCCAGCGCGCTCAGCGATGCGGCGGCACAAAGGTTGGGCGCTACGCAAGCCCTTGCTAGACAGCGCGGATCTCTTGCTGGACAAAGGTTCTCGGCAGAGCAAGGCTTGGGCCGTCAGACAGCGAATGTTGGATCACAACGCTTTGGTGCGGGTCAAGCGCTTACAGCGCAACAAATGTCTGCCGCACAAGCACAGAATGCCGCCGCACAGCAACGGATCTCAACTCTAGGTCAGACTGCTTCACAGCGCTTAGCATCACAAAATCAGTTGGCGCAACAACAATTGACGGCCGCACAACAGCGGTTAGGAGCGTCAACTAATCTGGCGCAAACTGCGCTTGGATTGGGTCAAGCCGCCACGCAGGGATTGAATCAAGCTGGAATCCAAGGTCTCAATGCGGCAGGTCAGGTCGCGCAAGGCTTTGGCAATTTAGGCGCGGCACAAGGTAATCTTGGCACCAGTCTGGGCGGCGCCCAAATGGGACTTGCCTCCAATCTTTCTGGCGCTTATGGAGGCTTTGGCGCGAACGCCGCGAACGCCGCAACAGCGCAGGCGCAAGGCTTGGCAAGTCTTGGTCGGACAGCTCAGCAGGCGGGTGTTGCCAATGTCAATATGTTGTCGCAACTTGGCGCGCAACAGCAGGCGAACCAACAGGCAATGCTCGATGCGCAGTATCAGGCCCAGCTCCAAGGGCAACAAGCGCCTCTGATGCAGTATCAGGCGCTCTTGCCCTTTATGCAGTTTGCGGGCCAACAGACAGGTCCAAGTCAAATTGCCACGCAATTTACGCCAGCACCTAGCCCATTACAGGCAGGGGTGGGCACAGCCCTGAGTACTTTCGGCGCTTTAGGCAATTTCTTCGGCAGACCACCACAGTCTAGCGGCTTTGGGTACGGGGCTTATGGGCAACCACCCCAGCAACAAGTTGTTCAGCAACAGCCGCCCGGTACATGATATGAGCATGACAAGAGCACAGTTAGAAGAGCAGATTCGCGGATTTGCCAATGGCGGCACACCTGATCCCTTTCAAGGATATTTGACGCCCGCACCGTCTGCCGCAGGCACTCCTAATACGAATCCTCTTCGGGGGTACCTTACGCCTCCATTAGCCGCGCCTGCGCCCACCGAAGAGCCAGATGAAGATGAGTTCATGCGTCGGCTTATGTTGTTACGGGAGGCCCTTCGAACCAGTCAGACGCCGAGCAGTTTGACGGTGCCTGATTTTGATGAGCGATTTGGTCAATATCAAACCCAACTCAGGAACGTGATGGGCCCACAGCAACGATCTAACATTTTTGACCTTGCCAGCACAGTTGGCAGAACCATGCTGGCGGCGGATCCTACGGCGGGGGCTTTTAGCTCTCTGGGCTTAGGGTTATCTGAGTTTGATGCACAGCAAAGAAAGACACGAGACGCGCAGAGAGCTGAGGATCGTGCCGTCGCCATGAAGGCATTTGAGTTGGCGCAGAAAGATGTTTCGAGCGCACAGGACTTGCTGAATCAATACGAAATTTATAAGGCCAAGCAAGATTCGGCTAACGAGATCGATTACTACACGGTGCAAGATCCCAATGGGATTTCTCTCAGAGGCAGGCTATATGAGCAGGGAGAAGAGATTCCCCTTACTCCGTCAGAGGCGTTTAGCGTCCGCGACAGGGTGGGATCTACCTCGGGTGGCAAGGGCTATAAAACCACCGCTACGGGCATGGCGGCTACTTACATGACCAGAGAGGACGCAGAAGATGTAATTCAAGGTCTAGGTCTTTCTCCTGACAATCCAAATTACGAACGCGCTGTTGGACAAATTACAGCGTCATCACCAGAGCAAATAGGCACCCCGGTTATTGTGGGCGGAAATTTTGCTGAGCTTACGCCTTACGTCAAAGGCGACGAAGTGATCAATGTCATGGTTGGCGCGAGTAAGACGGGTGGGGAAACACTATTTAAGAGTTATGCACTCAAGCGCTTGGATAAAATAGCCGAGAGCCAAGATCAATTCAATAGCAATGCGGTATCTGTATTGCCGCAGGTAGAAGATGCTTTGACCTTGCTCCTCGACCCCACTACCGAAACAGGTAAACTCACGGAGCTTCTTTCCCCTCTTAAAAGGGCTTTTACGCAGGCTTTTGGCTCTGTGACGCCAGAAATCGTTGCGCTTGATAGGCTGGAAGCTATTGCAAATTCTCTGGGCCCAAAAATGCGCCCCATAGGATCTGGCTCCACTTCTGACATGGAATTTAAGGCTTATAAGCAGGCCCTGCTATCTATCGGCAACACTAAGATGGCAAACTACCTTGCCCTTTATGCGTTCAAGAAGATGACCGAAAACGCCATCAAGTTAAATCAGTTAGAGAAAAATCTTCTTTTTTCTAACAAATACACGAATGAGGACGATGTACGCCTAGATCTTATGAAGGCTGATACTGGTATCTGGGAGAAATGGACTGGCTCTCCAGATGACGAGGCCGCAGTAATGACGTGGTACAACAATTTGCCAAGTGGTGCGGTAATACTCAACAGGGATGTCAATGGTAATGTCTTGTTTGAAGGTATTGAAGGACCGTACATTGTGAAGGATTGGGAAAAAGCGATGGGGACTCCGTAGCCATGGCCATACCAGCACCGCCTAGCGCAGTAGGCATACAGATTGATGATTCGCCAAGAAAACCCAAGGACGATGAGATTGCGGCGGAGGAAAAATCGATTCTCCAGTCAATACGAGATGGCGCAGGTGCAATAGGAGAGGCAATTACTGGCGCGGGTGTCCCGATTGAGTATCCTGAGCTTCTTGAAATTACAGATATACAAGACGGCTCTCTTGGACTTGCCGATGAAATCATTGCGTCACAAGTCCACCTGATCCGGGATGATCGCGGCAAAGCAGAAAGACTTGGGGAGATTTTCAAAGATGACGCTCGGTTTGGCGGCATCTATGAAGACAAGTTTGGTCTGCCCATGATGATGTGGAATGACATTCCCTACTACATCAATAAGCCGGGCCTTTCTGAGCAAGACATGAACACGTTCGCTGGCGAGATAGCTAAATACGTCCCTGCTGGCCGTTTTTTAAAAGGCGCAAGTGGCGCTTTGAGCACTGCCTTGCGGGGATCTGCCGCTTACACCGCTACTGAAGCGGCCGCGCAGGCTGGAGAGGCGGCTCTTACACCCCAAACAACCGCAGAAAAAAAGCGGTCTTTGACTGATGTGGGGCAAGAGATCGGCACATCCACGCTGATAGGTGTGGGGGCTGATGTCTTGGCACCTCCTGCTTTGCGTGCCGCAGGAGCAGGCGCCAAGGCGGCGGCTCGTCAAGTGGGCGAGGCGGCTGAGCAGGTCGCTGATTTTGTTTTTCCGCGCATGACGCCTGAGATCCTGCAAGAGTCCAAGTACCCCCTGACGGTTGGACAGCGCACATCTCCTGCGCCCACTGGATCCTCTCCTCGCATGACCGAGCAGTTGAGCAAGGAGGAGGAGCTTCGCATGGCGCCGCAAGGCGCTGGGACCGATGTCATCCGTGGTTTTGACGAGCGTCAACTGCGAGATATTGAAGCTGACGCTATGCAGATGATTGATGAGTATGGTAGCGGCATACCGGGCCTACAAGATGATCTTGGGCTCACACCTGTTCGAGCCGCAGAAGAGGCGCAGAGCACGGTAACAGCGCGAGCTGGAGAGTTGAAAGAGGAGGCGGGTACGGCTTATGAGGCAGTGAAAGCCGCAGACCAGCCACCAGTGATGACGGCAGATGGTGTGCGTCAGACTGTGGATGAGTTACTCAATGTCTATCCGCAGATTGTGGGGCCATCACAATTGGTCAACACTCCGATATTGAAGGCGGAAATTGATCGGCTGAGGAAGCTCCGAAAGCTCTTGCAAAATCCTCGCTTTGGAGATCAATCTCTGGATCGCCTCCATGACTATCAAAAGTCCCTGAATCAAATCAAAAATCAAGCCGCGCCCGGTTCTCCCGAGCAGTTAGCTCTGATCAAGATGAAAGAAACACTGGATCGGGCAATCTTTGAGGGAATTGATTCTGGGATTATGCGCGGCAGTCCAGAGGTGCTGGAGCAACTGCAAAACGCCACTGGCCTGTATCGTCAATATATGGGGCTGACAGGCAAAGGGGGCGGCACAAATCAAGCACAAAGAACTGCTAATCGACTTCTCGAAAAATTAAGTAGTCAGGATTACACCCCTGTTGAGGTGGCTAACTTCCTATTTGGCCACAATCGGTTTAATCCAAATCAGGCTGTGCCGATAATGTTGGATAAGCTACAAGAGGCTTTGCCAGCAGAAGAGTACGCGCGGGTAACCCAGCTAATTAAAGACGGCATTCTTGCTCGGGCATTTACCAACCGGCAGGGATCTGTGTCCAGAAAGGCGGTCATAGATAACTTCAACGACGTTTTCGAAAAGCAGAAGTCCATCATCAGCAAGCTGTTTAGTGAAGATGAGGTGCCTACGGTGTGGGCCGAGACACGGGGCAATCCGTCTGGCACTTCTTACGCCTTGATAAGCGCGGCCAATCGGCGCGGCTTGCTGAGCAGAATACCTATAAAAGGCGAAGAGATCGCTGAAGGTGTGATGCGAGGGCGCCAACTTGCCGAGGGCGTTGAGGCCACTCGCCAGACAGTCAGATCGTTACGGACCCCGGTCTTTTCACAGTCTTTGCAAGGGGTCTTGCGTCAGAACCTTTTGACAGATGAGGGAGAAGAGGGTCAGTTCAGAGAAATGTCGCCTGTTGATAAAGCGCGCATGGAGGCAAGGCTCAATGAAATTGGGCAAAGCGACAGCGCCATGGCATTGCCTGAGTTTGACCCATTGCCCATGGCGCCAATGCCGCAGGCATCGCCCATGAACTTCTCGCCTGCCCTGCTACCGAACGAAGATGATCGCGAGATCGCTATGCGTCAGCAGGGGATTGCAGGGCTGGTGTAACGTCGAAGCCTTCAGCCATGGTCGCAACCACCATGGCTTTCTCTACACCCCAATCAAGCTCATAACCCATGACTGTATCGTCAGGCAGATCGATGATCAGGTTTCTGGACATCAGCCGCATCAACACGGCTTGCTGGTGCAGGGTTAGCCTGCTGAACATCTCCAGCACCTCTTGAGCCTCCATTACAGGCTCATAGGTTTGAGGGATGCGTTTGTTCTTGCCGAAAAGATTTTTAATCACGCTTCTTTCTCGTCAAGACCCAATGCGTAAAACTCAGTTTCGATCAACACTTGAAGCTGTTGTATTTTGCTACGTCGACGCTCAGCGCACACACGGCTCAACATCTCGTATGTAGTCTCATCAACTGCCAGAGATTTCCTGACGCGCGCTGGCTTCTCCTCAACCGCCACTGCAACCTGCCCAGTGTCGACGCTGACGCCGCCAACGCTAATGTTTTCGTCTTCCATCAAAACGCTCCATCTGTTAAGTTATGCAACTAATCATACACAATTAACACATTTATGTACAATCTCAAAAATTACCTGCTGTCAATGCAGAGCCACTGGATGATCAATCAGCCGCTGTATGAGGCCGTTCAGGAGTCTCTGCCACCGATTGCAAGGTTCAGGGCGCGCCATGGGACTGAGGATTTAGAGAAGCTACCGATTGCTCAGCACGTCAAAAGAGTTTTTCCTGACGTATATAAGGTGCCGCTGTTGCGGAGGCAGTATTGCAAGATGCTGGTCGAAGAGATTCGACAGATGCAGAAAGACGGTCTGTTTGAAACGAACCCCAACGAAGACGTGTTGCGCCAGATCCCCGAGATCACGCTTCACGACATGGTTCCCGAGCTGTACCGCACGATGTGGTTTATTGTGCAAAACGTGCTGAACCCTATCTTCTTCAGCCTGTATCAACGCGACTGTGCCGAGATTTCTTCAATACAGCTTGCCAACTACAACGTCAAAGATAAGAAGCAAGGCGCATGGCACCACGACGAATCGAGCGACATGAGTGTGGTGGTGCCGCTCAACACTGGCGAGTACGAGGGTGGAGGAACGGAGTTCCATGGTTTGGGCACGCTGAAGCCCCTCCCTACAGGTCACGCGCTGATATTCCCGAGCTTTACGAAATTACATCGTGGGCTACCTGTACACAAAGGCGACAGGTTTCTGCTGGTCTTTTGGCTACACAACCGAGCGCGCACATTGGAAATGCGGGAGATGTATCAATGAGCCTGCGTGAGCAGATGACGATCGAAGATCGGGAAAGAGAGGAGCGGTGGGCCGAGGACATCAAGTACCACGCGGCGCGTCATGTTTGGCGGAATCGAGACCGCACCACTAACCGAAGGATTCCGTGGCCTGTCTGGTTTGAGAAGAAGTTTGGCGAAGACTTCAATGAATACGTTGAGCGGAAGTCTGCCGAGAAAAAGGCTTGAAGCGGATTATGTGAGCGGGGGCTTCGTTGGCTTCCGTGAGACGTATGACCGCAAGGTCTTCCATAATTGCAACATCTTCTTGGAGGCGACGCGCTGTAGCAACTGCCGCTCGATACGCCAGTAAAATATCATCAACTCCAACTTCATCCAGATACGACCACGTTCCGTCTTCGTCAATCTCCATGACCCCTTATCCTCTTTCATCGCCTTCCTCCCTGTAACTCGTTGCAATCTACCATAAATATTTGCATCTTTTTGTTTATAAATAGTTGCACAACGACACGGAGTTGTGTATATTAGGGGTGTTGGGGATGTCCCGACGGCTCTAAGGAGACTGAAGAATGAAGATCAGTATTGGTGACATATTTGTGGCGGCTGACATTTTCTATGGCCCCGACAACAACTTTTTCTGGAAAAAAAAGCCGGTTGACCAGCTTTACAGGCACATGATGATTCAAAGCTCGGAGCGTTTTTACTTTGCGCTGGAGCGGGCTGAGATCATCAACGCTGATTTCGAGGCGTGGAAAGAGTTCCAAGAGAACCGAAACATCATTTGGGAAAACGGTGATGTCGAGCCAGCGGATCTTCCTGCGGCGCTTTTTAACGGTGACATCCGAAGACCAGAGTATGGTGGGCATTGAGGCCGCGTAAGCGGCCCTTATCAGGGAGAAAGCCATGGAATATAAATTGTCAGAAATCTATAACGCAATCGACGGACAGATTGCCGTGTACGAGCGGCAGTTGGAACATTGCCGAGAGCGTGGATCTAGCCCACGTCATATCGATTATGTGCGAGGTAATCTTGACGGTCTCAAGCTGGCTCGCGAAGTCATGCCAACTTGTCATCTGGTGCCTCCCGCCTACAACGAAAAGGCTGTAGATAAAGAAATCAAACGCGACCCGCGCATCAAGGGCAAAGAAGCAAAGGCGATTCATCGACTGCTGAAGGGGAGGACTAAGGCCGTATAACAACGGCCTTTTTTATGACCAATTGATCTAATATCTTTGTGCAAATATGTATACATCGACACGGAAATGTGAGACTATATGTATGTTGATTGACAGGGAGATTGGTGATGGTTTTGTGGGTTTGCGAGTGGGACGGGATTGTGAAGCACGTTTGGGCCAAAGACGCTTGTGATGCTGTCGGCATGGTGGCCCAACAACTCAAGGTGTGTGCGTGGGAAGTTCAAGCCAAGCGAATGCCCCACTATCAACAGGACATTTGGGACGGCCACATTGTGTGTGCCGCTTAACGGGGAGAGGTGAGTATGGAATTTTGTATGGAAGAATTTGAGAAGGCTCTGGGCGATAACCTTGCGTGTAAGCCTGAATGGATGGTTTGGAACGGCAGATCCTTGGAGATCAAATTGCTGAATGGCAAATGTGTCAATTACTACTGGTGGCCAGAGAGAAACGACAAGATCGTCAAGTCTGCGAAGCAGTTCATTAAGAGCAATGGGAGGGGCAAGTAAGATGGCACGATTTAGATTTTCAGGGAGCATTAAGCGTGTGACCGTCGAGTACATCCATATCGAAGATGGCATCATTGATGTCACAAAGAAAGCAGTCTGCGAGGTGCTCGGCCTGCCCAAAGTCGTCGACGGTGATTCTCAGCACTGGATCGACGAGGCCGAGCCAGCGGTCGACTTCGGCGCAGACTTCAAGATCGTCGACACCGACGGAGCCGAGTGGAAGCTATCTACCATCTTCTGCGAGGCAGAGCACATCGAGAACATGGAGTATGACGCATGAGCGAAGATATCTGGGCTTTACTGTTCGTGGGCGCACTCAGCCTGATCCTTGGCTTGGTGGGCGAGGCTGATTATCAGGATGCACTTGATCAAGAAGCCCTGTATTGTCAGCAGACATTGTTGTTCAAACGCAGTGGTGGTCAGTCTGGTTGGCCTGACTACAAGGGGATCAGGGAGAAAGTTTGCGAATGAAGTATTGTCCAGAGTGTGGGACGGTCAATGGCCATCACCCGAACTGCCCAGAAGCAGACGATTGGGATGATGGCGAAGAGGAAGAGGAGCAAGAAGAATGGGAATAAAGCCAGCTTACACCTATGCGTCTCAGGTTCAGAAGGTCATCGATGGCGATAGCCTATACCTGACGTTCGATTTGGGCTTTGACATTTTTTTGGGTGGCCCAGACGGAAAGGGCCTCAACTGTCGGCTGTATGGCGTGGACACAGCAGAAAAGCGTGGGTACAAAGACAATCCTGAGCTTAAACAGCTTGGCATCCTTGCCACTGAGTTTGTGGAAAATCAGGTCGCTACCAAGGGATCCGACGTCGTTGTGAGAACCCAGCTCGACGGTGAGCGCGGTAAGTTCGGCCGCATACTGGTGGAGTTGTTCTTTCCTGATGAAGAAGAGAGCCTCAACCACCTGCTATTGAAAGAGCGCTTGGCTGTCGGATATTACGGGCAAGGCAAGGGCGACATCTTCGAGGCCCACTTGGCCAATGCCGCTTACCACATGGATCGGGGCACGCTTTATGGGAAAGATTAAGTTCGAAGCGGAGCTGGAAGCGGGAGAGACGCTGATCATCTCAGCTACCCTCGAAGAGGGTGTGTTTATGTCCTACCCGCAGGAAGATGACGATTATCACGACGACGATGAGGAGCCAGAGCGAGACAACGTGGTCCCGCTTGACCCCTAATACAGCTCGTCGGCTCCAAACTCCACAACATTGTGGTGAGCGTTGAATGGCGTGAACACCTCGGTTTCCAAGCATTCCAGTCCAATCTTCAGCGCCTGCTCGTTGCGCGCATCACCGAAAGCGATGGCTTCATCGCTCAGTGTGTACACACCGAACGGATAAGGATGTGCTTTCTCTACAGCCAAAAAATAGAACTTGTCGGCTCGTAACCCCACAGAGTGGGCGCCATTGAGGTAATACGCCGCCTGCTGGTAGTAACGAAAGCTATTGATCGAAGATCGGAATCCGCGTGGAGACGCATCCCGAGCGGTCTTGAGATCCCAAATGTCGGTGCCGGTGTACCAGTCCATACGGCCCTTGCAGGGCTCGCCGTGCCATTCCCAGCAGATGACAAGCTCGACCCTATCGGATTTGCTGGGGATGTAATCGGACAACACAGCGCGGCGCTCCATGCAGACATCATACAAATCCTGCTTAATTGGTGTGCGGTTGCCCACGGTGTCGAGCCAGTCGGCATAGGCTTCCTTGCCAACCTTGGTGCGCCTGTCAACAGCGGGCTCGATGACAAACTCGTCATCAAACTTCTCCAGCTCCGAAAACACAGTGTGCTGAACACGGCCCTCCAGTAACGCGGGAGATTCCGAGATGTCGCGCTTGTTGCGCCAACGGTAGGGACATTTGATCAGCTCGGTGAGATCGTGAGATCGCCAAGCGGGGATGGCCGCATATTCTTCGTAGGTGAGGCCGTCGTAAACACCAACTTGAAATTTATTCATTTGTGTCGCTCTTGTATACGCTTGCTGAACAAATACTTTTGTGACCTCGGAATCCACTCCCCTTCCATCTCTGAGTATTTGATGCCTCTGCCTTTTCGTATCGAGCCGTCTGGAAACACGAAATCTGTTTTCTTTGCGGTCAAGCCGTGAGCATGGAAGTTAGATGCTTTGTATATGCCTCCATCATGGCCTTGCGCTGTATCTGCGTAACTTATCAACAGCCTTAAGGGATAGATTTTTTGTAACAACCTTGTTGTGATGGCGATCATTCTTGAGGGCGTGTTTTTAGGGCAACGCGGGTCGCATACCAATCTTGTTATTTCGAGCACCCCTTGTTGATTATGTTTATCATATAACCCCTTAATGGAGTGGGCATTTGGTATCCCGTAAGTGATGGCGCATATAACCTCGCCCTGCCAAATACCTCCATAAGTGTATTGATGTAAAAAACCCTTATCCCCAAGGTAATGATGTTTCCTGTAAAGGTTTGCCGCCACGCCTTTGTCAACCTCCAGAAATTTGATTTGGAGCGGCGAGGTGGGACTTGCACCCCCTTCCTCTGTTGGAAACAAAGGTAGCTCTATTGCTTCGCCGCAAATCATTCGCTCTCCGCGATCCAACGCTGTGCATACCAGATCATCTTTCGCATATCTGCGGCTTCACCTTTCCGGTCGGCCCGCCACGCATATTTGAGAATGTTCCCGTGCAAATATGCCTTGAAGCCGATAGGGCCAAGCACCTCCCTGATGGCGTCGATACACTCGATGTCGCCGTGCTTGTTGTAGTGCGGTGGCTTGTGGATTAGATCAAGACCATCCGCGATCTCTTGAAACGTCTTGTTAGCCGCTTTATCCCATTCGGCGGGGGTTGCATCATCTATAGACATCATTCGTTTCTCAATAGCCTTTTGGAGCGCTCTAGACAGCGCTCGTAAG